TATTATTCTATTAATCTCAAAAAGCTTTTTACTTATTTCCTTAATTGCACCATTTACCTTCTGTTTTGGGTTTTTTGTATCATCAGCTTTAAAGTCTTTATAATTTAGACCAAACATTTCTGCTATAAATTCTGAGTGTTTCATGTTTTCTCCTAATGGTGAATTTGGTGTATCTTTTGTTCCATAAAATACAGGCTTCTTTTTCTTTTTAGCTAACTTATATCCTGTACTCACTGTTGCGTTTTTCTTTCTTTTCTTTTTGCTTTTTTTCGAACCATCACTAAATGCATTTGGAGTTTCATAGTTTCCAGCATTTGCTGAAACACTTATTTCTTCCAATTCATCGTCGTTAGTTGTATTATCTTCTTGCATTTCTAACTTCAACCACTAATTCAGACAATCTCAATACATTTAATATTTTCTTTTCATCAATTTTTCGTTTATTGATTATAGAATCTTTTAATTGTTTTGCTACTTCTTTTAATTTTATTCTTACAACTTCATCTTTAACTTGTTTCATTTCAACGGATAAAGCTTTTAGATGTTCGGCTACTACTTTTTGTAATTTGGATCTAAGACTTTCAGTATTAGAGATATTGTTGATATATTCTCTAAGTATTACTGCTTGTGATTCAGTAAGTTTACTATATTTACTGTTAAACTTGTCTACTAGTACTTTGTAGGCTAATAGTCTTAAATCTTTATCTTCAGCTCTAAATGCTTCAACTACTCTATCAACGTGAGAAACATCCTTTATAGCTTTACAAATACTTTCTACAATATTAGCTCTAGACTGAAGGCTTACTTTAGGATTTGAAAAGTTATCTGAGGTAGAAGATTCAAATAAAGTATATATAGATGCATTCTGCTTATATTTACTTATTTTTGCCTTAAAGAATTCCTCGATATTATAACTATTTTTAATTTCTTTAATTAAGTTATATTTTTCTCGTCTCAAGCCAGTTGCATTTAATTTTGATCGTTCTTTTAAAACTAGATCTATAAATTTTTCCGCTTTATGTTCAGTCGTCTGTCTTTCGTTCACTAGCGTTTGGTAAAGATATAACTCTTTTTTAATAGTAGTAGATTTTCCAAAATACTCCTTAATTATACCAATTGCAGGTGACTTGTCTATTCCGTTTAAAGTATCGGTTGTTATCTGTCTAACCAATAATTCAAATAGAATTCCTGTATTTTTTACTTTCGAATGTTTAGCCATTTTGTGCCCTTCTTCGTTGTTCTTTATCTCTTATATAAATATATAAGATTATGCCTTTGTGTCTTCTTCTCGCAATAAGTTATCCTCATCTAGCATAGATTTCTCATTTAAGTTGACTTTTTTATGCAAGTTCATAGTATTTAATACTTCTTTAGCACTAACTTTAATACTTCTATCTCGGTTCTTTACATCACGAGTTCTTGTTTCATTTCCTAATGGATCTCTACCTCTTGGAGCTCTTTGTGTTCCATAATCTACGTCCTCTTCAGGTCTTCCAACATCAGAATCTAGCTTGCCGTCTCTAGTTTTTCTAGTATCTCCTGATGAAGATAGAGTTGATTTGTTTTTCTTTTTGGCATTTTCTGCAACTTCCTTAGCAGGGTCTTTACCTTCTGCTTCGATTTGGGAACTTCTGTATTGTTGAATAGTGTCTTCTACTACTTTTTCTCGTTCAAGTGCTATTTCATCGCCACTCATTTTCCAAATGTGTTCGTATATCCAATCTTCCGAAAGCATTTTATTTTGTTTAAGTGCATCGGCTAATGATACCTTTTTATCAAAAACATCTAATTTTTCTTGTTCAGCTATTGTTGATGGATTGGTTAAAGCTAAACTAAAATCTACAAGATCTTCGTTGTTATATCCTTGAGTGTATAAATGAACAATTGCAATTTTAGTTAATTCTGAAACAAATATTCGTTGTAATCTTTCAATTGTTCTTGAAAATCTAACGTCTTCAGCGGCTAATGTAGCTTTTCCTTCTACATTTTCATCATATCCTAAGAATGCCTTTGGTACTCTTAATCCTGCCATCATTCTATTTCTTAAGTATTCAATATCATCAACACCTGTCCATTCAAGTCCGCCTATATCTTCTATTGCAGTATTTGAATTTCCTCCTCGTACTGGTAAATAAAAGTCTTCAATCATATTTTGTAGATTAAACTTCATATTGTATTCGCCAGTGTTTTGGTCCATAAATGGCACCTTTTTCATCTTATTGATTACCTTTTGCATGTAAGTATCAACTTCTGCAGGAGGAATATTTCCTATATCAATCTTAAAAGCTCTTTTTTGTGGAGCTCGCATAATTCTATGAATCATCATTGCGTCTTCCATAAGAGTTAGTTGTTTCCAGGTTTTTCTAGGTTGCTCTATCATCGACTTTCCGTATGGTAAAAAATTAGTGTCTTGTAATAATCTAAAATGGGCAACTTCATAATTTTCAAAAACTTTTTGATTATGTTTTGTTTGTCTACCATATGCACCTGTTACACCACCAAAGGTTTCATCATATAAAAATTCTACGGCTTCAGGTCTTTTTGGATCTATTCCTTCCTGTCTAGTTATTGCGTAAGGAGATAGTGGATTACATCCAGTTACACCTAGTTTTTCAACAATATGTAGTTGAAGATAAAAGTCTCCATATTTTGCCATCATTCTAATCCATGGATATAAATTAAACTCTATATTTAATATGTCGTAAAATAAGTTATGGAGAATCTCTTCAATTTCTTTTTTGCCACTTTTTATTTCTAATACATCTCCAAATTCATTTTTTAATGAACATTCATCAGCATAAATATCTAGTGCTGCGGAAATTATTGAGTCATTGTCCATAGCTTCATAGTCTTTAAAAAGCTCATTTCTAAGCTGGCTAAATCCTTGACTTGGATCATAAGTTGAAGAGCCACCTGGAGTAGAATGAAGTCTATTGTATCTATCTACTAGTACATTTGTTTCTAAGTTTCCAACTGATTGAGCTCTTGCTGGATCTATTACTTTTAATTTTTTGTCTCCGACTTTTCTAACTACAGCTTGGCTGCCAATTAGTCTTTTTAGTCTTCCAAATAATGTTTTGTCTGCCATTTTATTTCCCTATTTTATTAACCATGTCAAATCTTCTCCAGTGTCGGAGCCATTTTCAAATTTCCAATCCTTGTGTACATCATTCTGAGTATACATTCCGTCAGTCTTTACAATATGGTTAATTGCATTCTTACTTAATTGTATGCCATCGTTTCTAAGTTTTAAGGCAGTATCTCTTACCCATAAACCTATTGCCAATGCCATTACTAAGTCATCGTTATATCCTCTTTGTGCTTCTGCTCTGTGTCCTTTCCAAATAAAGACTGCAAGCTCGTCTAAAAGCCTTGTGGATCTAACAATAAACGTTTTCTCTCTAAAATAAATATCAAGTTTTGAAATTAAAAGTGGTCTGGTTTTACTAGATGTTGTAAAACCTGGTGTCATTTGACCTTTATCCTTTAAATCGTAACCTTTTTGTATTTGGGTGGTTGCATCTGTTACACCATCCTGTTTATATGTATAATATAAGTTTTTATATTCTCTATCTATTGCACTTTGTATTGAGCCAAAACCTACACTGGCGTTTTCTATTACTAATAGTGCTTCGTTATATTCTGTAGCTACTGTTACTAGCATATTTCCAAAATCTTTAGGTGTTAGTTGTCCTTTATATTCTGCAACCTGTGTTAGATTTTCAATATCTATTACATGAAAGGATGAATAATCACTTCCATCTCCTCGTGCAACATCTGCAACTACCATGTATGATCTAGAATAATCAGGATATTCCCATACCCAATATTCTCCACCTTGTCCTCGCTTTTCTGCAGGAGGCTGCATGTATGTATCCTTATACCATTGTACCGTTTGTCCATCGATTACAGTGTTACCAGAAGAAATAAAGTCACAATCACATTCTTGAGCAGCCATTTTAGCTCCTAGTAATTGTTCTTGTTCATCTCTCCAGTCTTGTTCTCTTTCAGGATGCATTTTCCAATGTAGTCTAATTGTATTAAATTTATTCCTACTCTCTTCTGCAGCTACCCATGTTTTATGAAAGAAATTACCTGTACCGTTTGGTGTAGATAAGATAATTGCTTTACCACCAGTTGCAAGTGTTTGTTGAGCTGATGCCCATATTGTATCTATTTTGTCAATAAATGCTGCTTCGTCAATTACTAGAAGTGATAAAGCTTCAGATCTACCTGCATCTCCGGAACTTGAAACTGCCTTGATTTGTGAACCATTTTTAAATCTTAAACTTAACTTATTATCTTCAGTCGTAGTTCCTTTTAACCAGCTTGGTAAATAGTTATGCATTTCTCTAACCTTTGTTACTAGGTTTTTAGCTACTTCTTGTTTTGTTGCAATTACAAGAACGTTTTTATCGTCTTGAAATAGCATAAGCCATAATGAATATCCTGCTGACAATGTGGATATACCTAGTTGTCTGGATTTCAATATTATATTGTAGTCAAAATCTGCTAGGCTTTCTAAGCTTTTTTCTTGAAATGGATAAAGGTGGAATGGAATTCTACCCCGAGTAGGATGTTGAATCTGACAATACTTTTTCATAAAGTATATAGGATCTTCAACACACTTAAGATATTCCTTTTGAATTATTTGTTTAAGAGATTGTTTTTGTCTCATATATATAAATATATATTTATCTTTATAAAAACCTAGTTGGTACTTATTTCTTTCTTTTCTCTAATGTTCTACCACCAAAATATGCACCAATTACAGTAATAAGAACTAATTGTAATAAGTCAGTCCATTTTGCCTCAACATTAAAACTAATAGCTCCTGCGTCTATAAATATCATTAAAACTGTTGATACAACTAAAAAAATAAGTACTAATGGTCTAACATTTTTAGATAACCAAGAATCAGACTTCATGTCAGCTTCCCATCTTGAGCTAATCTGTTTTTCCATTTCAACTTCGTAATTTGCAACAAGTTCTTTTATTTTTTGTTCTGCAGCTAGCTTTTCTTCTTTAGAAGTATGTAGGTTATCTATAACTCCACCTACACTTTTAACTAATGTTGCTGCTCCTCCTGAAAACAGGCTTGTCAATATACTCATAACTTTTCTCCTTTACTTAGTAGTCGAATGGTGGAGTACTGTATTTCTTTTTGTCTATACCGTACCATTTACCCTTGTCAAAGTAGTAAAACCATCCATATTTTTCATCTACAACTACTCTAAATTTTTTAGGTAGCTTAACCCTTTTCTTTGAAGCTCTTGCAATATATTTTAGTACTGGAACTCCATCATCAAAGGTTTTATCCGTTGATTGAGCTTCGGCTGTACCACCTCCAACTGCATTATACACTTTACCACCTATATCATCTGCTAATGTATCAGTTGCATTTTCTGTTAATTGAACTTCTTCAAACTGTAGGTCTTCATCTATATCTAAGGTTTTTGGGTATCCTTTTTCACCTTTTTTTGCAGGTCTTTCACCGCGCTTTCTTTTTGCATGTATGTTTGCCCATAGTCCTTCATCTATATCATCTATAGGTTCACTCTTTATAGCTGAGTTGAAGTCAGATTCAGCCTTCTGAACTATTTTATACATTTTAATAATATCTTGTTTAAGTTTTTCTTTCTTTTTTACATCTTTTTCAGCAACGAAAGCTTTTCTTAATTTTTGCTGTGCCAGTTGTACCTTTTGAAGTTCTTCAACTGCTTTTGTAAACTTGCGAGTCATAGAAACTTCTAATATATTATTAACTTCTTCTTGTATTATTTTTTTTAAAATATCTTTTTCCATTTTTATCCCAGTTCGTTTATTAATTTTGCTATACCACCTTTGATAGTATTGGACCTATATCATATAAATATAAAGACACAAGCTTTAATCACATCTCACTTAGATGTTTTTTCCAATCTAAAAGCTCCTTCTTAAATTTTGACTTAAGTTCAGACTTGTTTAATCCACCTGCCCAGTCTTCTACAGTTCCGTTTTCAGTAACAAATGTATAATTAGTTTCTAACCACTCATTAAATTCCTCTACTAAATCTTCAAGTTGCGCGGTTTTGTATTTTTTAAATAATTCTTTTGTTTTTAATTCATATCCACCACTTATTCTTAGTGCTGTTTGTTCTGAAGTATAGCATTTTAGGCACATTTTATCTACTTTCCAGTGATAATTATCAAACTGGCCTTTCATTATATTTTTACAGCCAGGACATGTTAATGGCATTTTAACAAGGTCTCGAACAGACTGCATTTTTGAAATACTTTGCGTTATTCCATTTTTTATAGTCCAAGTTTTTCCATTTTCTTCCCAAGTATCACCTTCAACCTTTCGTTCTGATGTTTTATATCCTACTTGGGTGTTTACGGATTTCGTATAGTCTTTATTGACTATGTTTCTCATTCTTTTTACTTTTGATTCACTTATACTTTTTTTCATAACCTTTCTTTTTTAGAATGTCATCATACCAGCTATTTGGTTTACAGGTGCAAATGCTCCTGTTAGCTTATATGTGCTTCCTTTATATATAAACACAATTCCTTCACTTGGAATTATAGTTTTAAAACCTCCAATAGATTTTATTTTTTGTAACTGTTGAGTCATTCTATTTAATTTTTTAAGATCTCCACCTTTTCTAACATCACTAATTGCTTTTGCAACTTGTTTTCTTACAT